TCATCCTCCATAGTCATCTCCCAGTACTTCTGAACATAGTCTGGGCCTTTATCAATAGCTAAGCTAATTGAGTCAGACATAAAGTAGGGGCGGTTCTTAAGAGCACGTAATTGAGTACGTGACATCTTATGACGTTCTACCACATACTCAGCATCATTCATAGACTTAGCTTCTGGGTCAGGGTAGAAGTCCCAAACAGAAACATGGCTACATTCTGGCACCGTCTTTACGAGAGGTTCATACTCACCTTCACCGTTCCAGTTAGGATATTCTTTATCTACAGCAAACGGACCCTTCATGACACCCGTGCCAAGTAGAGACATCTCAAATGCCATAGAGCGTAGATGTACAGAAGCACCAGACTCTTGAAGCTGATCGTGGATCTTCTTTTCCATCTTCTTAGCTGCAATCATAGCAGGATGGAATGTTACTGTGGTAGGAGTAGTACCGTCACCCTCAACTACCTTATCAGATACAGCTGAAAGTTTATCTTCTAGTGGACCTAGACGATTAGCTAAGTCTGATAACGTAGCTCCAGGTTTAAGCTCTGTAACACCATCCAGCAAGTAGGGTGCAGCGGGTTTTTGCTCAGTAATAGGCCGTAACGCATCTCCTGCTGCTGCGGCGTTAGGATCTACGTTGATATGTACAGACTCTGCAACACCGTCAGGTAATACAGAGGGATTAACAGATAAAGGAAACTTGTTGTTACCAAATAGTACATCAACAATCTGTCCATACGCTGCAAGGGTCTTAGTCTTAGTGACTTTAACAAACACACGTGACTTCTCTGTGTCTGTGAACTGTACGTCCTTACCATACAAACCACGATAGTTACGATATGCTTTTAACCACCGCTCTTCATCTGCAAACCTAGCATCTTCTGCACGTTTATAGCGCTCAGCTACAAAAGCAACTACACTAGACTTAGTTTCAAAGATACTGTCCGTACTGTCTTCAGCAGCTACGACTTCATCTGTTTCAAACATTTCTTCTTGTTCTGCCATAATCAATACCCGAATTGTGGATCACTAGCTTGAAAACCAGTGCGTTGTTTTGCTGGGTTAAAGTCCCATATGCTGCTACGTGGACGTGTCATAATACCGTATCTTAGAGCGTCATACAAGTGATCCTCTGCGTGAGTATCAACATCTTCTGGGTTTTTCTTGTCCAGAGGAATACTAGGAATCTGTGCTATCGTGTTTGTACAATTACTCATAAACACTAGCTGAGGCTTTTCAGTGAACTCATCCACCTTTAAACGCCTATGTATTTCGTTCTTACCTGCGACACGTGAACCTCTTGACCGATCAGAGGGACGCCAACGACAACCCTTCATGTTCATCTGCTCTGCCAAGCTAGGTCCAGTGTCGCCACGGTTGTGCCATAAAGAACTATCCAGCACCCCGTATCTCATTGTACCATCTCTTGCTTCTGCTTCCAATATCAAATCTGCTAAGTCAGAAGCTGTAACTTTAGATACATACATCTCACGGTACACAATTACTTGTTCGTCAGGAGCTACAGCAAACCAGAGAACACCAGTGTAACTACCATAACCGTAATCGCAAGCCCTAAACTTTGCCCAAGAGTCAGGTATCTCAAATGAGTCCACGACATGTATCTTTCTGTCAAACTCTGGAAAAGCGGCACCTTCATTAATATCCCAGTTACCTTCAAGTAACTGCTTACGCTGATGCTCCGGCAGAGAGAGAAGCATCGCTTCATAGTCGCCAGAGTCAGATAAGTACGGATTATCAAATAGAGAGGCGGGAATAAAACGGCGCTTAAATAGAGGCTGACCTTCTTTACTATGCCCTTTAGGAAAGGTAATAGTTTCCCCAGAATCCAAATGCGTTGCCCAAAAAGCTTTACCTGCTCTTTCAGGGTCAATAAACATTTTCTTAACCCAAGCATGTCCTGCTCCTCCGGGGTTTGTTGTTGCTCTCATGTAGAGACCAAGAGTTGACGAATGTGCAGATCTCAAGCGAGATCTCATATAATCCCAAGCGTAAGGTGTAGTCCATTGAGTAAGTTCGTCAAATCCAATCCAGTTAAAAGCCTGACCCTGATAGCGTGTGACATCTGTATCCTTATCCAAGTATGACATCCAGAGGCGACCACCTCTAGGTGAGACCCACTGAGATTTTCTTTCAGACCATTTAATACCCGGTACAGCACGAGGGTATAGCTCCTGAGATTTCTGTATTAGTTCCCTTAGTTCTTCTGTTGTGTGACGTACAAGTAGGCCACTAAAGTTAGGATCGTTCAAACCATGTAGCGGGTCAGCTAACATAGCGTAGGATTTGCCACCACCAGCTGCGCCACCATAGAGAACCTCACGTTCTGACGAACTAAGAAATTGAGTCTGGGGGCCGGGGTTTGGCTTGAAAACCACATCCATAGCCACATCTACATCATACTCAGGTGCTTTGACTTGTGCAGGAACAGTCTCTACTTTGGGGGTGGCGACTGCTTCATCTGTCTCTGTCAATTTCTGCGTATGCCCCGACCCCTTGGGTTTCAAGTTTTTCAATTTCCTCAAGGGTTTCTTTGAGCCACTTGGCAAGCTTGCGCTTAATTGCAGCTGCTTTTCTACGTTTCTGCTCAATCTCAACTCTTTTCTTTAAACCTGTGTGGCCTATGTCACGGCCTGTCTCTTTGCTTAACCAGTGTGCTACTGCACGATAACTATACTGCTTAAGGTGTCGTTTAGCAAGCTCTAAAGCTTCTAACTCAGATTCAATGGGTACGAGTAACTTATCGTTGTCGGGGTGCAGTTCATAGCCAAAAGGTATACGTCTTGTTATCCTGACTATAGTATGCCACTTCTTGTTGTGATCCTTTGGCGGTAACGGTAACTGCCAGAAGCCTAAATCTCTCTCAGGTACTATTCGTTTGAACCTTCTTTTGGTGGCAGGTAGAATATGCCTCCACCGCCAGATGTTACGTCTACTTTGTCTACCTTACCAAGTCCTGCACGATCTAGCAAGTCTTTTGCTGCTACCATCTTCTCTTTAATGCCTAACTCAGTAGGGTCAGACAGAGCGCCTACCATTGCCATAGCTGCTTTGGGTGCAGTACGTGCAAAGTAAGTCCGTGTCTTCTCACCAATCTCATCTTTAAGAGATTCTACAATAGCTGCTGTGCTTGAAGCAGGAGCATAGCCTGCAAGTTTCTTAGCTGCTACCACATCACCACCAGCCTCATCAAAGAGTACCTCTAAGAAGCGCTGTTGCTGTTCTGTAAGAACTCTAGCCATAATGTATTCCTTATAGGGGATTATCGACTAGCTCGTCATACGCTTTCCAGATATCATCTACTTCTGTCTGTAGAGTATCTAGCGTATCACCTAGTCCATCTGTAATAGTTGTAGCCTTATCTACTTGGCTACGCAAGTCTAAAAGCACCTTCTGCTGCTCTAAGATTTGTGACATGTTTGTGCTTAGCTGTGCAAGCTTCTGATTCAAACCACGTACATCGTTGTCTGCAATAGCTTGCTCTAGTGTTTGAATACGAGATACAAGCCTAGATTCTAGTTCTTGTAGCTTTGTGATTAGCAAAGAATCTAGTACTACTATCTCACCAGCTAAAGTGTTCTGAACATCTGTGAGGTTGCGCTGGGCTACAGTCTCTACCTTAGTTACTCTGGTAGTAATCTCCGCAGCTTTTGCATTGAATGCAGCACTATTCTCCGCAACTTCTGCAATGCCAGCCTCTACACCGTAGAAACGCTGTAGTGTATCATAAGACCAATACACACCACCTGCAACTGTAGAAAGAACTGGAAGTGCCACAGCAACCATCCAGCCCTTAATGTTGTATCCACCTACGCTAAACTCAAAGTCCATCATTGTGTTGGCATTGCCCCGTACTGATTAATGTATTCACCTGCTGCGTAGATCTCTGTAGCATTCTTCATCTCAGGCGTCAAGTAGCCCTGGAAGCCTGTACCAAAACCTGAGTCATCCCAAGTGATAACAAACTCATCAACAGACTGTGTATATGTGATAGCTGTGTAGCTACCAACCATGTAGTTACCCTGTGCAGCGTAGTTGTCTACAGATGCTGTAAGTTCATCGTTGTTAGCCGCAGCCATGAAAGCACCAGCCTGTTGAGCAAAAGTCTCTACTGCTGTTACTGCCTCGTTATACTCATTAACTTCAGCAGCGTCTAAGCTATATGCGTCTGTCTCTAGCTTAGCCTGTAGCTCAACCTGCTCAGGCTTAGTGTCTGCCTCAGATGCTACGGAAGCTACCTCAACTGCTGTCATAACTACAGCTGTAGCAGCAGTCAGGTTATCTACTGCAGTGTTCAAGCTATTCATAGCCGCTGCATGTTCCTGCATAAACAACTGCTCAGCTGTAGTAGCAATGGCATAGTCATGCTGCAGTACAAGGTCTTTAGCTTCTAGGTATGCACCTAGCTCATCTGTGGTAATAATACCGTCACTAAGTGCATCATCGTTAATCACACCACCAATAGCAGCATAACCTACAGCACCTACAGTCATAACACCACTGTTAATGATACGATCCTGAATATCGCCAATAGAAGCGATAAGCATGTCAATCTTCTCTTGACCAGTTAGCTCGTAGTTAGTCTCTTGTGCGCTTACTGCTGCGGAAACGGTCACTAAGGCTGAGCTTAGGAGTATTGTCTTCAACGATCTCTTCATCTGTGTCTTCCTCTCCTACCCTAAGTAGGGTATCCCAAAACGCTTGGTCTGTCTCATACCCAACAATATAAAGCGCTGGACTCTCTCTGTACTTCTTTATCGCTGCCTTCCCCATGAGCAGCTTGCCTGTCTTACTGTCGTTTATTGGACAGGGTGTATTAGCTAACATCATACTACGGAACACTATAGGGTCTTGGCACAGTACAGATATAGCTGATACCTGTAACCCTAAGCCACCTACTTGCTGTGGTGCACCTAAGAGCCTAGCGTTCTTACGTCTGTTACAAGCTTCATCCTGCTCCATCTTACCAGAGGATAAACCTAAGACGCTTATCTGTATCCCTGTAGAGCTTGGTAGTAAGCAGCTATCGTTACCGCCGCCACCCATCATCGTAGGAGCTATCGCTGACATAACAGGGGCAGCTGAACCAGCACCCGTAGCGTTGTAGTTGTTAGTTACAGACTCCTCAGAGTTGTTACTATCTACAGTGCTATTCTCGTTACTCGTAGAGAAGTCACCTGTAACATCACCCGCCTGTGCAGTCATCCCCAATAACATCACGGAGATCAGGGTCACTGCACATAAGCTGTAGAGCGGCGTCTTTCTGACCGATGTATGTAAGAGTTTGTGCATCTAAGTTCCGTTGACATTTGGCATCATTAGCCGGGCAAGAGGAAGGTAAGACCACAGATGAAGTACTACATGCAGTAGTTATACTCATACAAACCAGAAATGCAAGACTATTTAAAGTTCCCTGCCACGACATTGCGGATTTCACCCCGTGCGATACCGATGTCATGCAGTTCTTTGTCTGACATATTAGTGAGAATCCAGTAGTCTGCACGTGCTTGTTGTGCCTTTTGTAAGCTTGCCAAGAAGTCTGTGAAGGTCTTAATAATAAGTGTGAACATTGTATTTTCCTATGTTATGCCCAGCATCATTGCTAGACTCGCATAGTTATACATATGTTAGAACTATTTACCTCTGCTAAGTTTGCATACCCGTTATTCGTTATACGCCAGAGAAGGTCTCTGTTACAGTTAGGATAGTGTCTACATGTGATGCTACATCAGGTGTTACTTGTATCTTATCACCAGCAGCAAGTACTAACTCAATATCAGAAAAGGTTATGTATTCACCTGCACCTAAGTTCTTACCCTCTAAGAAGTGTGACGTATAGTTATCAGCTGCTACGTACCACTCAATAGTAATATTTGTATTACCTGAGAAGTTATGGATGTGAAGATAGCTTACCTCAGCCACACAGTTAGGAGGACATGTATATACATCCTCTGTAGTAGTCGTTTCATTGTGACCCCATACAGAACGCCTACGAGCAGGTCTACCTTGGTGGTTGAGGGATACAGCCATTACTCGTCAACCCACGCTTCATTCTCTGGAGTGTTAGGGTCATCAGCAATGAGTTGACCTTTAGCGTTACGAGCACGTTTCTTACCTGGAGGAGGTGTAGCTTTCTTAGCTTTCTTCTTAGGCTTAGTAGCTGCAATGTCTGCTTCCTGGCAAATAGCATTGACGTTAGGGTCTTTGCTCTGCACGTTGCCATAGTTGTCTTCACCAGCAGATTGATTACCCATGGTGTCCCATACGTAGCCATGCTCATCTACACGGTAGCCCTTAGCTTCCAGTGCTTCTTTATATTTATGGTAATATTTCATTACTTACTCTTCTTCATTGGACGTGCTGCTGGCATAGACGCACCACAGTAACCGCCTTTGTTCATCTTCATAGGCTTATTAACCATGCCACCATATGCCATCTTCTTCTTAGGCATACCACCACAGTTACACTTACCACCCTTGCCACAATTACACTTCATGTTTGTTTTCTCCTACCACTTTACTTTATCTGCCCAGTAAGCTGCACTCATCTTACCCTTCTTAATGTTCTTAGCGTGTCTAGCTTTAAAGCTTGCACGTTTCTTCTTCATGCGATCAGATTCACCCTCTTTAGGCTTGCCTGCTGTGGATGCTCCCTGCTCACCAAAGCGGATGAGCTTAATGGTGTCACCTTCCTTGGCAAGTACGGCGTG